GCCGAAGCATTCGAACGGGACCTCTATCCAGCCGATGGGCTTGTTTAGAGATCCTTGGAAGATGTTCGGCATTTTGACCTCCCGAGAACGCGCCAAGGCGCGTCCTCGGGGACCTGGCCAAAATGTCGTCGAGAAGTCATCCCGATTATCTTCGATGTTGATGTACCGCGAGTGTTGGCGAGCCGAGAACCTTCGTGTTCAGGCTCGTCTCCGCTCGTGTCCCAATCGCCGTAAAGCCGTCGCCGTTGTACAACAGGCATGGACATCAGTCCGTGCCGTGTACACGGCCGCGGCCGGCCGCAGACCGATCTTTGATCTGTCTAAGGCCGTTGGATTGGATTCGCGTGAGGCCCTCGCTCCTTTGATTATTCTCGCTCGGCGACTCGTGAAGATTTCTGTCTTTTCGAGTCCCGACGAGGTAACAAAGTATCTTAAGGCGCTTTCGGATGAATGCCGTGCGGCAGTCTTCCGTAAGGCTTGCGAGGTTCCTCGGCTGGTTCGCATCCTAGGCCTTCCCGCGACCCGTCTCTCCGTTGAGCAGTGTTCCTACCTCGGTAGGTCACTGCCCTATGGTGGAGATCGGGCCTGCGCCAAGGCTCTGGCTGCTCACCAGCTTAACCTCACCTCGGAATTCGAGGTCTCCCCGGAGCTCCTGCAAAGAGCAAAGAACTTCGCGCGTTCGCTGTGCCGAAAGGCACAGCCGGCCGTGCTGAGTTTCCCGCTCACTGGAGGGGCTTGTCTAGAGAAGTCTAGAGCGGAGGGAGGCCTCGCCTCATTCCTCGTTGAGGCACGCGGATCCATGGGTGAGTCGCCCTACCCGGAGTCCAGCCTACCAGGGCTGTCCTACGAGCAGGCCTCCTCACTCAGTGCGGATGCAGCGTTGCGTAATTACTTGGTACAGCAGTTGCCAGCTGTGCCACGGGCGAAAGCCCTCGTAATTAAGGAGAGAGGGGGGAAGACTCGCATCGTGACCAAAAGTCCCGGTGCGCTTGTCTCCTTATCTCACTTCTGTCGGCTCCAGTGTCTCTCGGTCCTCCGGGGTCACCACTCCACCTCAAAGGTCCTCTCAGGTGACATTGTCACTGAGGAACTCTTTGGGGTTGGTGTCGTGATGTCGGCTGACCTCGAGACTGCTTCAGACCTCATCCCCCACAGCCTTGCGGCTGCGGTTTGGGATGGCATCTGTCTGGGAAAAGGGCTCTCTCCGACCTTGTGTCGGATTGGGCACCTCGCCCTGGGTCCTCAAGAAGTGACTTGGCCCAATGGTGAGACCGCGGTAACATGCCGCGGTATCCTCATGGGGCTCCCTCTTACCTGGCCTATCCTGTCTCTTGTGCAGATGTTCTGCGCAGAGTCGGCGATAAACCGCGCTTGGCTGCTTGACCCTCGTTGGCAACCCAAGCCTAAGAGCCAACCCTACTTTGTTTGTGGGGATGACTTGATTTCGATTTGGACACCTTTGGCCATCCAGGAGTATGAGTCTCTCATGCTCTCGTGTGGTCTTAGGTTTTCCAAAGGAAAACATGCCATCTCCTCTCATCGTGGGGTCTTCCTCGAGAAGATCTACATCTTCAGAAGGGAAGGGCTCTATGTCTCTCGCGCTCCCTTGAGTCGGACTGTATCGGACTTCCTAGTTCCCCCCCCACTTTGGTGGTTGAGGTTTAATAGGTTGTCTCGGTCTTTTCCGATCAAAGGGTTGGTTACCCCGTCTTACCCTCCCGGAATGGAGAAATCCGTTCCTGGTTGGTGGGACGCTGGTAGCTGCGCTTGGGACTTGTCCAAGTGGGTGGAGCCGTCTAGGATCTCAAGGGTCCAGAGGGTCGTATTTCCATACGGCCATCTTGGATCCCTTGGTCTTTATCGGCCCCGCTCTCTTGGTGGCTTGGGGCTGTTGCCCCCCCGGGGAGAGCACACCCTTCTTAAGAGGGTGTGCTCCCGACCATTCCGTCGGGCTGCTGCCATCCTATGCACGGGTAGTGCTCAGGATGTCAGCGCCCTCCGGTCTGCTTGGTCGTACTCGGTGCCGTCGGGCTGGCGATCACTCGCCTGCTCGGACGCCGAGTCCGACTTCACGGCTCATTCATATCGTGTTCGGCGGAGGGGGAAACCTTATGACCCTTCCTGGCTTCCGTTGGCCGTTCGGCCTTCAGAATACCGGGAGCGGCTTATAGGCTTCTCTTCCCGCTCTTACACCTTTATGATGGGCCCTGAGCCTTTTACCCCGTTGATCATCCCCAATCTGCGTAAGCAGGTTAAGGCTCATCTCCGTCGGGTTCTAGGCAAGTGGCGGTCGGTTTCCCCAATGGGGGGGACGATAGCACGGTTGGAGCAGAGGCTTCGCGAGGCTGATGATGATCTCATCATCTTCGCGACACCTCTCCCCCCACCGTACTACCCGGGTCCCGCACCTCCAATAGCTGCGATTGGGTGGGTACATCATAGTCAGG